GGGGCTTCGCCGCCGGCGATCGCGTTGACCACCGGCGTCTCGCCCTGCGCGCTCGGCACCAGCGGGGCGGTAATGCTCGTCACCTGCACCGTCAGGTCGTTCGGCGCAGCCGCGCCCACAGTCGGCGAGACGCCGTAGTACCGAGCCGCATCCGCAACCAGCGTCTGCCGCACGCGGGCGGTCGGCGTAATGTCGTCCCGCCGGTTGATCGGAGCCCCCGCAAAGGTCACCCGCAGCGGGTCGCTGATCTCGCACGTCACAATGCGGCGCTGAAAGCTGCCGCTCGCGTCCGTGAATGTGCGGTCCTCGAACTCAACCGCCGTCAGGCGGATGTACTGCTCCTGCTCACCCGCCGTGCCCTCGGCGTTGATGAGCGAGAGCACATCGCCCACTGCCGGCGGGTCTTGTGCGACCGACTGAAACAGCGTGATCGCCCGCGCCCCCACGATCTGCGTGTCGTACAGAAAGCCGGGGTACAGCGGACCACGCACCACAAACCGCTCGAGCTGGTCGCGCGCATCGGCTCGGTCGTCCGTCCAGCTCCCGGTCGTGAAGATCACGGCGCTCACGTTGGGGTCGTCCGGCGCATCGTCGATGATCGCGTGCACGCCCAGGTACGCGTCGGTGTTGAGGCTGACCACGGCCGGATACGCCTTTCGCAGCGACACACGGCCCACCGTCCGGTCCAGATCGCTGACGTCGGCAAACAGGTTGTTGCTTTGCCCGTCCACCACCTCGTTGCCGGTGATTCTGCCGCCGCCATCGTCGGCGTCGGTCAGGCGCTCGCTCTTCAGCAAGCGAATATCTGCATCCGTGATCGGCACCTCTACACCTCCAAGAGTCGGATCGTGGCCACGTAGGCATCCGTGGCCTCCAGGGGCACCTGGAACAGCACCGGCTCAGCCTGCAGCGGCGTGTCCTCGTGCCGGAAAATCACGTCGAACTGCCGTGCGTCGTCCAGCGTGAGCTGCATCACAAGCCCGGGCCGCGCGGCTGCGGCCAGCAGCGCCACCACATCCGACCGCGTCACCCATCCGCGGTCTTGCGCGCCGGCCAGCGTGATTGGCCGGCCGGCCTGTTTGACGGCCGCCTCCACCACAAGGGCACCGTCAAGCGAGTAGCTGCCCGTCTGCACCACCGGCTGCCAGTCGAACTCATCGGTCCACTGCATGTGGCCGCTCAGCGTCACGCTGGCGGCCTGCGGAATCGTCAATACGTGCGACATCAGAACCCCGTCGAAAAGCGCGCGCCCGCTCGGCGCAGCACATCGAGCAGGCGCTGCACGAAAGAGCCGTCCTCGAACAGCGCCTCCGTGCTGCCCACTTGACCGCCCACCTCGAAGACCACCCGCACGGTGCTGCTCGGGGTGGCCTGGGTCGGCACCGGCCCGCTCGTCACGGGCGTTGCGGCACGGCTTGGCTGGGTCGGCTGCGACTGGCGCCCCGCGAGGCCCTGCGTCACCAGGCCCGCCAGCGCCTGGTTATCGCGCTCGAGCCGGACCAGCAGGTCGGTCAAGTCCTGACTGATCTGGCCGCCGCGCAATCCGGCCGAGCGCGACCCTTGCTCAATCGAAGTGCGGAAGTCCTGTATGCGCAGCTGGTTGCGCGCAAACTGCTGAGCGTTTGCGTCCCCCAGCGCAGCAGCCCCGAACGCGTTGCGGATGATCTCGTTGATCTGCAGTCGCGCCTGCTCCTCGGTGCGACCGGCCGCCGCCACGCGGTTGCCGGCGGTGTTAAGCGAGAAGCCCTCCACGTCTGTGCGCAGGCGCGTCATCCGCTCCTGGAGCTGCGCGGCATCGTCCACGCTGATCTTGAGCTGCTCGGCCAGTTGCGCAACCCTGCGCGCCGCGTCGTCGGCCGCGCGGCCTGCCTCGGTAATGCCGGCGGCAATGGCGCGGCCCGCTGCAGCGCCCTCGGCGCCCGCGCCGCGCGCAGCCTCGGCCACCTTGGACCACGTGGGCACCAGGCCCAGCACCGCCGCCTGCTCCTCCAGGTACACCCGGCGCGACTCGCCAAACGCCGCCACCTGCGACTGCGCATACTTGTCGAATGCGGCCTGCAGGTCTTGCAGCGGCACCCGGCCGGTGCGCAGGACCTCGAAGGCCTCCCGCGCGGCGTTGGCGGCCTTAGCCAGCTCCGCCTGCGACGTAATGCCCAGGGCCTTGTATGCCTCCGCAACGCTGTTGATGCCCGGCGTGAGCTGGTCCGTCTTGGCCTTGATCGCCTCGAGGGCGGCCGTCACCTGCTGCCCCGACAGCTCGCCCGCCTTGCCCAGCGCCTCCACACGGCTCACCAGCGCATCCAGCTCCGCGCGGTTGCTGGCGCGCTCGGTGAGGGTCGCAAAGGTTGCTGACAGCGCCGCGCCGGTGTCAACGCCGCGGGCGCGAAGCGTGTCGAGGCTGTTGATCAGCAGCGACAAAGCGTTGAGGTTGCCCTCAAAGCCCTGCGTGACGATCGAGGAGAAGCGAGAGAAGTCCTGGCCAAGCGAGCGCGCCGCGCCGCTGGCCACCTGTTCAAGCGCGGCGCTGAACTGCTCCGCGCTGATCTTGCCGGCCGTGAATGCGCGCTCAGCCTCTGCGCGAAGCTGCGACAGCTGGTCGACCGAGAGCCGCTGCAGGTCTGTACCCGCCTTGCCGGCCGCGGTCGAGATCGCACCCACGCCAGCCGCCGCCGCCTCGCCCGCGGGAGCCAGCGCTGCGACGGATTGCGCGAGCAGCGGAAACTGCTTTGCCAGATCGGAAACACGTTGAGCCTGTGTCTGCGCAGCGTTGCCAACCGTCTCGAGCGCCAATGCCACAGGCTGCACATCGCGCCCCGCGTCCGCGAGCTGCTCCCGCAGAATCTGCCGGGCCTGCCCAATGCGCTGCTGGTAGCGCGCCACGGCGGCGTCGATCGTGTCCGACGTGAACGCAGCGGCCAGGCTGTCCCACGATACGCGCACCAGCTCAATCGCCTCGATCAACCCGCGCGACATCAGCACGCCGGCCTGCCGTACCACCGCGAAGTTGTTGAGGAATCCCCCGATCTGCCAGCCCACGAACGCGGCCTGCACCAGCGAGACGGCCCGGCCCAGCGCGCCGAAGCTCGCCTCAGTCTGCGTGATCGAGTCGCGCAGCGAGCCCAGCGCGCCACCGCCGCGGCGCGAGAACTCCAGCAGCGCGCCCAGCGCACGCACACCGAGGAACGTGATGATCGCGTTGCCCGCCGCCTCGGCCACCGTCACAAGCGTGCCCATGTTGCGCGCCAGCGAGTCCAGCGCGCCGGCGGCTGTGGCCGAGATGCCGCGCGTCTGGTCCAGCGCGCCAATCGCCTCCAGCCAGGCGTTGCGCACGCGCTGCGCCGCGCGGCCCACCGTGTCCGGCAGCAGCGCGAACTCCTGCTCGATCGCGCTGCGCTGGCTCTGCAGCGCGCTCACCACGACGTCGGTCGTCAGCCGGCCCTGCTCGGCCAGACCCCGCAGCGCGCCCAGCGGCACGCCCAGCCGAGGGTGGCCGTCGCGTTGAGCGACGTGTTCGTGTCCTGCGCCACCTCCAGCACCCGGGCCAGCCCGGCGCGTGCGGCCTCGGCGCTGCCCTCCGTCAGCTGCAGCCGCGCCAGGATGTTGCTGTACTCATCCGCCACGCGGGCCAGGCCCTGCGCGGTCACGGTCAGGCCGGCGGCGGCAAAGGCGGCCTGCAACCGCGCGCCCACGTTTTCCAGCCCGCTGCCGAACCGCTGTGTCTCCGCCGCCGCGTCGGCAAATGCCCGCTGAGCCTGTTTTCCGGCCGCCTGAGCCGCGTTGCCGGCGGCGGTGGACTGCTGCGCCACCGCCCGCAGATCGGCCGCGAGGCGGCCCTGCTGGGCCTGCACATCGGCCGTCTGCTGCCGCACCCGCGACTGCGCGCTGGCGAGCTGGTCGCTTGCAATGCCGGCCGCGGCAAGCTGCGCGCGCAGGTCCTGAAGCGACCGCTGCTGCGCCACGTTGGCCTCGGCGGCGTTGCGCACCGCCTGCCGTGCGGCCTCCAGCGCCGCGGCCTGTCGGCGGGTCGGCGCCTCAGTGGCGGCCAGCTCGCGCCCGAGCTGCTGCGCGCGCTGCTGCGCCTCGGCGTAGGCGCGGGCCGCCGCCTGCGCCTCCTCCTTGCTCCGCCGAAAGCCCTCGATCAGGCCCTGCTCGGCACCCAGCCGCTGCAGTTGCTGCCCCAGCTCAAACGCGCGCTGGCGAAACTGAGCCGTGACGGCGCCGCTTTTGTCCAGCTCCGCAAGTAGCGCCTGAATGTTGTCCAGGCCGCGACTGGCGATGTCGAGCTGTACGCCAACGGAGTAGGTTGTCATGCTGCGTTCAGTGCAGTGTGTGCGGCCGGGCGGCAAAAAAACGGCGGGCCAGGCCCGCCGCAACCACCATCACAGTGGAGGAGACAACGGGGGGGCTTAGCTCGTCTGCCGCACGCGCAGGTACTGGCTGATGCCGGCACCGGTCTTCGTGGGGTCGCGTACCAGCGTCGCCTCAATCGCCAGCTCGCCGAACTCCTCGCTGATGAAGCTCACATCGCTCGGAGGACCCAGCTTGACGCGGTGCAGGTCCACGTTGACCACGCTGTTGTTGTCGGCCTCGTTCACGCCCTCGAACATGATCTCCAGCTCGGGTGCCGAGGCAATCAGGCCCTCGATCGTGTCGTAGGCCGCGTAGCTGTAGTTGAAGCGGATGGCCTGCGCGTTGGTGATGGCCGAGTTGGGCGTGATCCAGATGCCGCCGGTGCGCACCTCGAAGTCGGTGTTGGCGACGTAGGTGATCGTGCCGGCCTGGTTCTGCACCGTGACGCTCGTCGGGTTGGGGTGCACGGTCTTGCACAGACCGCCCCGGTAGCCCACGGCCGCCTCGTTGACGACCGTGCCGCCGGTGGTCACCGTCACGCCGCCGAACAGCACCTCGCGCAGGTTGCGCGGGGAGAAGTCGAGCCAGGTGAAGCTCGCGGTCGCCGCGTTGATCCGCTTGATCGAGGCATACACACCGCCGCCGCCCTTGGTAAAGTCGGTCTGCTCGCGGCTGTCCTCCTCGTACGAGATCGACAGGTTCGAGCAGTTGCCCACCTCGCGCAGCGCCTCGGCCACGCCGTAGCGCCGCGCGTACATCTTGCCCACGCCGGCAAACGGCTTGTAGATCGTCTCAAGTGCCATGTCTCACTCTCCTCGGGCTACTCGCCCGTTGCCAGTTGCACCATCGCATCCACCTCGAACTGCAACGGGTAGAGCGAGAACTTAGACAGGTAGCTCGGCGCCGGTCCAGTGACCCGCGTCATCGCCGCGCGCGCCGCGGCCGGTTGCCAGCCGGTCAGCGCGCCGATCATCTTGCTGATGAGCGGGCCGGCCTCGCGATGCGAGTCGCCCACCGCACCGGCGGTCGGCCGCACGTTGCGCACCGCCAGCACCGCGTACCACACCTGCCGCGCCTTGACCGCGGCGCCGGTCGCGCTGCTGGTCACCGCCACATCGCCGCCGTAGGCCACGTAGGCCATCGGCGAGCGCAGCCGGTCGCCGTCCTCCAGGTCGCCAATCTCGGCCACCGGCAGCACGTCGCGCAGCTCGGGCACCCGCTCGGTGAGTCGCTGGATCATCTGCTCGCCGACCGCGAGGTAGTCGCCACTACTCGACCGCATCGAACGACTCGCGCCCGAACAGCTTGCTGCCAACGGCAAACTGCACCGCCTTGCCGGTGGCGGCCGGCTCCGCACCGGCCCCGTCCACGCCGAGCTTGATCTCGCCGCGCGCCACAAGGCGCAGGAACTTGATGGCGTCGTCGTAGCGCTTGGCCTCGCTGCTGTCGGTCGGCACGCTGCCCAGGTGGTAGCGCGCGATGTCAATCGCCACGCGCCGCAGGGTGCCGGGCACGGGCGACAGAGGCAGCGCGTACAACCCGGCCAGGTACCCATCGACCTCCGCCGCCGCGTCGTCCAGCGCCCGCTGCGCGCGCGCCGACACCACGGCGTCGGTGCGCGGCTCGTCGATGTCGGTGAGCTGGATCATCTCCCGCTCGCCGTACCGATCGATGAGGTCCTGCACGGTCGCGTAG